CGTCAATATCAATCTGGCCTTGGAACATGCGGCGGCGTACCTCGTCGTACATCTCGGCGCGGGCGTTGATCCACTTGTCGATGTCCGTGGAGGCCGCGTTGCCGATGATGCCGATGGTCTCGAAGCGCCCCTCGGAACCCCGTGCCACTTGGTCGTAGACGCCCGCACCCAGCCCCACGCCGTCAATACGGACCTCTTTGGCGTGTAGGTCGTGGGCATGCTTGATGATCCGGGCCGAGGTCTCCACGGTGTCGGCCTTGCTCCACTTATCGAGGAACCGGAGCACACCGTCCTGAAAGGTGTAGAGGACGGTGTAGTCCTCGCCCATGCGGGCGATGTCGGCGCCGATAACTGGGCGGGAATCCTGTGTGATGGCGAACTCGGCGTAGCGGCCTACGGCCAGGGTGCCTACGGTGAACAGAGTGCTTGTGCTGCCCTCGGAGAACTCCCCGAGCACCTTGGACAGGAACATCGGGGAGTCCTCGCCCCATTCGAGCTTCATGTCGTCAATCCACTGCTGTGTCACCAGACCGCCCGAGTCCTCCTCGGGGAAGGGCTCGCCCGTGATGTTGGGGGAGTCATAGGAGTTCAGGGTCATCTTGTGCCACATCTGGGAGTCGTTCTTCCAGATTTCCCCGAACGGGGTGTTGATGTCATCGGGGTTGCCGATGGCCAGTGCCATGTCGTACCTGCCCGTGGTGATGGCGTTCACGCCGGTAAAGATCGTCTGGGGGATGCCGCAGGACTCGTCCATGACCGCGAGGACACCCTGCCGGCGGTGCTGCCCCTGGAAGGCGTGCTGGTTGGTATTGGAGGGCTTGCGGCCCTTGGCCCGCTCCGAGTCGTCATCTCCGCGCCAGTCGTGATCCAAGGTGATGCGTCCGGGCATGGGGACTCCGCGTTGCATCGCCTTGATGTGGTGGTTTCGGAGGTAGCCCCAGATGATGTCGAGCTGATCCTGCACGGGCGCCGTGGAGACCGCGAGGGAGTCCACGTTCTTGCGGGTGTCCACCCACCACGCGATGATGATGGACGCGACGAACGACTTGCCGACACCGTGGCCGGACTTGACAGCCACGCGCCGGTACTTCAGCAGGGCGTTGGCAATCTCGACCTGCTTGGACCACAGTGTGTAGCCCAGCTTGTCCTTGGCCCAGAGGGCGATGTCGGTCTTGTAGCGTTCGTTGAGGGCAGCCTGCTCCAGCTCGGCGCTGGCCAACCTCATCGCGTCGAGAATACTCACTTGTCAGCGAGCTCCTGCTCCAGGCGGAACATGATGGTCTCGTAGACCTCGGGGGACTCGTAGACAGCCCACATCGCCCGGAGCAGGTTGATGATGACCGTGAAGTAGGAGCCCTCCATCGTGTGCAGGCGTGTGCGGATCGCGGCCCAGTCCGGCTCCTCGCCGTCGTTGCCGTAGAACAGGTCAAGAATCTCGGTGACATCCTGGGTGAAGGCACCCTCTGTTGCTGCGCTCATGATTCCTTCTCCGATTCCTGCGTCAGGGCGCGTTGCGCCTCGTTGTTGAACACGTTGGTGAACTCGGGTCCGAGCAGATCGCCCCGTATGGCCTTGATGGTCTTGTGCTTCTCGAAGGTGGCCTCGATGTGCTGGCGGACGCCGTGGGAGATGGCGAAGACGGCCTGCAGGATGATCGCGGTCTGGGCCTGCGTGATCTGGATGAGCTTGTCGCTCGCGTCCTTCTGCATGTCCTTGTTGATGCCCTGAAGGGAGGCAATGCGGTCCAGCAGCTTGACCACCAGCTCGTAGTCCTCGGCCTTGTCGGCGTAGGTGAGCCGGTGGTTGACCTGCACGAGCAGCTTTTCGAGCCGGAGCAGCTGGAGGAAGGCCTGCTCCTCGGCGGACATGATGGTCTGGGAGGACATGTACTCGCGCCAGCACTTGACGATTTCCTCGGCCCTGACCCCCGTTTTCACGGAAATCTCGTCAAAGGAGTAGCCCTTGATGCGATATTCCGAGACCTGTGCCGTGAGCATGTCGAGTGTGTTACTGCCTTCTTCCATGTCTGTAGTTTACTAGACGCGCAGTTCTGCATACAGACACAGAAAAGCCCCAGACGGTGGAAGTCATCTGGGGCCTGCTGTGTCTCGGGGGAAGAGTCCGGGACGTTCATGCACCTATATCGGAGGTCAGGTGACCCCGTGGGATGACTGGGACTCGAACCCAGATGAATAAGCCAACCCCACACGCGGCAAGGTTCCTTCATCCCTCCAGAGGTTACTGCCCTCCGGCTAGAGCCAATCTCGGCGGATTGTCTACCGCCCGAATGCTGCTCTAGGAGGGCTGGCAGGGATCGAACCTGCGAATGAACCGCCGTCGCGGTGTGGGATTCCAACTACCCAGCAGCCCTCATGCGACTGATATTTCACTATCAGCCAAACTTGGTTCCGCCTTCCCGGCCTGACTGAGGGGGAGATATTGGGCCGGGAGGCGGCATTCAATTTTCAGGTTGACCTACGCGGCTTCGACGGCCTCATCAGCAGTGCTCCAGTAAACCAGCGCGGCGGCTGCCTCCTGGATCGCCTGCTCTTTTGTGGCTGCCATCTCTGCTCCTCGTATGTGTGTGTGTGCCTGTAGAGAAAACTTAGCACCACACAAAAGATAGGGCAACCCCATTCCCGAAAAAAGGTAGAATCCGGTCATGAGCAAGCCTCGCGCCGCACTGTACCTGCGCCAGTCCACCTTCAAAGAGGAGTCCATCTCCCTGGAGCTGCAGGAGCGTGCCTGCCGCGACTACGCCGTGGGGCAGGGCTACGATGTCGTCGCCGTCGAGTCGGACCCCGGCATCTCGGGCCGGACGTGGAAGCGCCCGGGCATCGCCAAGGTCATGGAGCTCGTGGAGGCCCGCGAGGCGGACATCATCATCCTCTGGAAGTGGAGCCGGCTCTCGCGCTCGCGCCTGGACTGGGCTGTGGCCGCTGACAAGGTGGAGACCTACGGCGGGCGGATCGAGAGCGCCACCGAGCAGGTGGATGTCTCCACCTCCACCGGGCGCCTTGCCCGGGGCATGCTCACCGAGTTCGCTGCGTTCGAGTCCGAGCGGATCGGGGACACCTGGAAAGAGACGCACGCCCGCCGGATCAGGAACGGCCTGCCTCATCACGGGCTCCCCCGGTTCGGATACACCTACACAAAGCAGGGCGGATACGTGCCTGACGAGGCCAGCGCCCCGGTCCTGCGAGAGATGTACCTCCGGCTCACTGCCGGGGCCACGTTCAAGGAACTGGGGGCTTACGCGGCCTCTGAGGGCTTCGAGCCCGAAGTCGGCTGGGCCATTGGCACACTGCGGAGAATCCTTGACCGGGGGTTCGGCGCCGGCTACGTCTGGAGCAAGGGCGAACACCTGCCGGGAGCGCACGAGGCTGTCATCACCGAGGCCGAGTGGTTGCAGTACCGTGCCCGTAGGGAGTCCCGTGCCAAGCGGACGAGGGCTGAGGCCTCGGAGTACCCGTACTCGGGGCTCGTGCGGTGCCACTGCGGCGGCAGCATGAGTGGTTCCACCGTCCAGAAGGCCAACGGGGTGCGCTACGAGAGGTACGTCTGCACCAGCGCCTCGCAGAAGGGGAGCCACAAAGCCACCACGGTGTCTGTTTCCTACGTCGAGGAGGCTGTTTTAGCATGGTTGGGCCATATCGCGGGCGAAGTAGATGCAAAAGCATCGACTTTGGAGCCTCCGCGTGGCAGCGGCCTGGAGCGCAAGCAGGCGCAGTTTTCGACCGCTTTGAGCAAGAATCGGGTCCGTATCGACACCCTGACGGTCAAATACCTCGACGGGGAGGTCTCCACAGAGGTCTACGAGCGCCTGAAAGCCAAGCTTGGGGACGAAAAGACGGCTCTGGAGTCCCGTTTGCGGCTCCTGGAGGTCAACTCGACTGTCAAACCGGCCCAGATCGTGCCACAGCTGCTCGAAAAGTGGCCGACGCTGCCGGCGCGGGGCAAGCGCGAGATTTTGAGTAGGCTGGTCTCGAAAATCCAGCTGCACGAGCGCGAAAACGGCGCCGTGACGGGAAAACGCGCCATCTCGGTGCATGCGGTGTGGGAGTAGTTAGTTTGAGTGCACATGTGGACATACGTGCACGCTAACTGACCACTGTTTCCGGGCAAAAGAAAACCAGCCCCTTGGCTAGGCCAGAGGGGGCTGGTGTTATCTTCCAATGGTACGTCATTCCCGCTGGAGGCAGTGCTCCGGCATCCTGGACAGGAACTCACCGCTGCGGCGCTGGAGGAACTGGCGCATCAGGCTGTCAGGCAGGACAAGGTACTCACGCCTGACGAACTCCTCGATGAGCATGATGGTCCCGCACTCCCCCAACTCCATTCGATGATGAGCGCGGGACGCCCGGACCCTCTCACCGAGGCCATATTCCAGCTCCTCGGCCCTCCAGAGGCGCTGCCCGGACCTGGAGTAGATCGGGGGCAGGTCCGTGCGGTGGCCGGTGGCGTCCCGGGGGTATCCCGAGGCGTCAACTGCCACCGCCGTGTGGCCCTTCTTACGGTGTCCCATCTACCGATTTTATCTGGTTTTCGAGCTCCGACCTAGCGATTTCCTGGCAACACTCCACGTCATCGAGGGCTTGCAACTCCTGGATGGTGAGCACCTTGACCGCGCCCTCCGCCAGCATGTCCTTGAAGCTCTTGGAGTAGCCACTGGTCAGGGCCTCGGGCAGGACATGGGCGCTCATTCGCTGAAGCTAACTGTGATTCCGCCCGCAAACCCAGTGCCCAGCATGGCGACGAACAGCACGAGGGCTGTCTCACCCCAGCGGGCGTCCCCGGTCCAGACCGTCCCGGCCCAGCAGCCGAACAGTGCGCCGAACATGAGTGCGGCCAGTACGACTAGGCAGAT